CGTCGCCCCTTGGCAGGAACGGATGATCTCGTGGCGCGTCTTCATGAACTGGAGGTTACGCGCGATGTCGAAGACGAAGGGGCCGGAAGAGGTCTCGCCGTCAACCCATCCCATCTGCTCTTTGCCATTGGCGTCCTTCCAGATCAGCGAGTCACCGGGCTTCAGGAGGTGCGCGTCGGGGTAGGCACGGACACCCATGTGGGCGTAGGTGCCGTTGAACGGGTGCACGAAGTCGGCGTTGTCGTCGGTGTCGTAGATGAAGCAGGGGGGAACGCGGACGACACCTTCTCGCTCCGCTGCATTCATCGCGGTGATCGACTTGACCTTGTGGAGGATGCCTTCACCGGACAGCGAGTAGTAGTGGATGATGTCCGAGTGGTACATCGCGTGTAGCGCCTGCTGCTGGTTCTCACCCTTGTCTTCGTAGCTCTCGACCCCGAACAGGTCGAAGAGGCAGTTGAGGGGGGTGTTGATACGGTAGTACTGGCAGGCCCCGGGGTTCTTCACCTCGTTGGTCGTCCACACCAGCAGATCACTTTCGCCCATGCGCTCCATGTGACACGTCCTTTCTTAGACGAGCTTGCTCTTGTTGCGGAAGTCGCACTCGTAGCCGTGCGACTGAAGATAGGTGATCAGGGTGTAGAAGAACGGCCGGTTGATCACGATGTTCCCTCGCGAGTCTTCGATATAGAGGAGGCCATCCTGAAGCGGGTTGCCGGTCTCCGGATCGATCTTGGCGAAGGTTTCGAGGATCGCGGCCCATACGGCCTGATCGATCTGCGCGACGTGGTGGAACTTGGTGCCACGCTCGAAGTCGCGGAAGGCCGCCATCTGGCGCTCGATGTTGCGCTGGGCGACGCGGGCCTCTTGTACGTCCATGATACGGGGGACGTGCTGCTTGAGCACCTCCGGTTGGAGCACGCTCGCGAGCACCTTCAACTCCGCCGCGTTGTCACGGCGGATGCGTTGCATCCTGATCTCACCTGCTTCGCCTGCCATTGGGTTTGCTCGCTTTCTTGGGTGGTGCCGCCGTCTGAAGGTCGGTGTTCTCGGTCAGAGGTTGACGACGCTTCGAGGGGGCCTTGCGACCCCCACGAAGGTCCTCTTTGTTCGAGCCCGTGCCGGGCGTGACACCATAGCTGTAGCTGGTGTCCATGGTCACTCCGGAGCGGGTAGCTGCTTGTTGGCCTTGCGGGCCTTCTGCACGGCCAGCTTCGCCGTATCCTTGTTCTTCGCGCCAGCAACGAAGTCGTTCTCGGTCTTGTCCATCTTCTTCGTCTTGCTGCCGAAGAGCGTGGCGTCCATTGCGGAATCGCCCGTGGACTCGACGGGAGCCGAGTAGTTGCCGACACGCGCGGTGCTGATGTTCCTGCGTGGTGCCATGGGTTACCCCTTCACGCGCTTGAGGCGCGGGTTCGCTTTCTTCGCAGACGCCGACGCTTTGCGGGTGGACGCGGCGATCATCGCCTTGCCCGCTTCGAGGCTTTCGCCCTCGCCCGCCGCCGCGTGTTCGGCCGCCTTCTCGAAGCCGATGTGGCGCTTCGCTGGGTTGTGTCGTGCCATGCTATTTCCTCCGGGGCTTCTTGGCCCGGGCGTTGTCGAACTTGGTGGCCTTCAGTTCCTCTTCACGCTCCGACTTCGACTCGCCCGCTTCCTCGGCTGCGGAGTCGGGGGTCACTTCCCCCCGCTCCTTGATCTTCTTGCGCGCCATTACTCCGCCTTGCCCGCCGCCTTGAAGTGGGCGTGCAGAGCGTCGATGTGGGCCTTCGCCGTGGTCGCGTGCATCCCCGCCGACCGAAGCGCAGCGGGCAGGAGCTTCTCGCCATTGTCGCTCGGCATCGGGACGCGAATCTTGTCGCTGAGAGAGTGGAGAGCCGAGTGCATCTCGCTCACCTTCTTCTCGTGCGGGGTCTGGTGGAAGTCAACCGCGATGGCTCCGCGCTGTGCGGACGCCTTCTTGCGCTTGCTCATTACGCACCCGGCTTCGCGGGCGCGGGGTCCGCACCCTTCGGGCCGCCGCTGAAGTTGCGCTGGTCGCCCTGACCCTTCTGGATGTCGATGGGCTGACGGCCGTACGCGCCGGGCATCGAGGGGTTGTCCCCGCAAGGCCACTTGTCCTCATCCTCGGTCGTACCGAGCACGGGCTGAATCTGATCATGCGCTGGCGAGGGCAGAGACTCCTTGCCGCTCTCCTGTGGGACGCTTCCCTCGCTGCCGGGGGTGTGGAACACGCCCTGCTGGTCCCACTTGCCGATAGGCTGCTCGAACATTGCCATGGTGTATCTCCTTCGCGGGTTACCCGCGATTCCGCAGGTCCTTGCCATCCGCGAACGGAGGCATGGCGAACGTAGGGTTGTCACCCTGCGCCTGACTGTTGTTGGCCGCGTCCTTCGTCTGGAACGTGTCGGCCTCCACGAACTCAACTGGATTGCTGCTGACCTCGATCCCGTCGATCGGGGGCTCAGGGCCTCCGGCGACTGGACGGGCCTTCTTCGCGTAACCGCCACTCCCCATTGGATTACCTCTACGATCAAAGATCGTTTGATATGAACGTAACCACTGTGCACGTTTAGCCGGTCCAAGATAAGGCCAAAGGGAAGAAATGACTAAACGACAGTCATTGAAGGAACTCACTCTCCAGTCGAACTTATCGAGGTGATGTGGTTCATTCTTCTTCTTACTTCTGATCTTTCCGAGACCGCCGATAGCCGCTTTGAATCTTTCGAGAAGCGCAAGGGCGTGATCACCGCTTTGACCGACCACCATCGTCAACTGTCTTTGGTTGTGAACACTGGTACAGCCTTCACCATCGAAGAAACCAGCAGCCCAAGCTCTTTCTGTTGCGCTCATAGACTAGCCTCCATGAGAAGAGACAGAAGAGGGAGCACCGGGCTAGCGGTGCCCCCTCCCTGTGTACCGCGACTACAGATTACGTAATCGAGGATTTGTTGTTGACAGCCAGCATACGACCGTTCGCCTTTTCGTTGAGGACTTCGAGTGTGACCTCGCCCACGACGATACCAGCAACCGAGTCGCCACGCTTCCCGACCAACTGGTGCGTCATCGGACGCAGCCACGCCAGACGGTTCATGTTGCGCTGGAGGAAGAACATCTGCCCACCGGTCGCCGTCGCCGAAGCGAGCGCCGTCACGGTGTTCGAGGACTCCACCACCCAGCGGTCGAGCACGACCTGAATCAGACCGAAGTCCGAATCATAGAAGTCGATGGCCGACACGAGCTTCTTGTCCACAGCCGCGATGTTCCGCGCGTGGGGCTGACCAGCCGCAGCACCGGGGACGGTGAACGCGCTGATCTGCCGCTTGACCTTCGGCGACACGTACACCTGCTCCGGGTTACCGCCAGCGCGGTAGATCAACTCCAACATATCGTTGAAGTCGCCAGCCGCAAGCTGACCGTCAGCCGCCGTGGTGCCAACCGTGGTACCGGCATTCGCGCCAGCAAACGCGGTGTTCGTGACGATGAAGGACTGGAAACCCTTCATGACACGGGCCGTGCTCGAAGCGCCGGTCGCGGTGGTGAGGACGGCAAAGACCGCCTTCTCCAGCTTGATCGCGAGCCGCTTGGTCGCCTTCTGAATCTCGTAGGCATAGGCATCCTTGAAGCCCGCGCTGTCAACCGCACGCTGGGTCTCGGACACGCCGATGTCCTGACGGAGAATCATGGTGACGTTGAACTCGCGCGTCGGGGTGCTGGAGGTGTCGTAACCGTAGTCCGCACCTTCCACAGCCGACGTGGTGTCCACGGTGCCGAGGGTGTCCTGAAGCCACTGGTGGTAGACGTGCTGGCACGCCACCTTCGGGGCCTGAGAAACCCACGGAGTATCCCAAGGATCGACGTTCACGATCTGGTCGAGAAGGTCTTCCTTGTTGACGCCTGAGCCCGGCGAAATGCCGAACTTGTAGACGCCCGCATTTCCGATGGTATTACCCGCCATGGGTAATCCCTCCTACTGTCCTCCAACGTGCACACGCGCCCTCGCGAGAGGGGGTCCGGGTGTGGACACGGGGAGGGGTCTGTTAGGTACTACGCTTGGCCCGCCTTTCTTAGTCGAAGTACGGACCGGTGAGGTCCTTACCGAACGCCAGAGCCCGCCACTTCGTGCCGATGCCCGTCGCGTTCATCTCGCGGGCAGCAGCAGCGATCTCGTCAGCCGAGGGGCCGACGTTGACAGACTCGTGAGTACCGGTAACGGAAGTGCCGGGAACGCCCGCGTCGAGACGCGCACGGTCCACAGCCTCTTTGCGAACTTGCTCCAGTGCTGCACCTTCAACTTCCTTGCGTTCAGCAGCAGCCCGCTCTGCGGTAGCAGCCGGACCATCGGCGGGTAGCGTTCTCTCGAACGTCTCCCACGCGAGGGCGGTCGCACCGATATGATCCCCCTGAGCGGACAAGGCATGAACTGCCTTCGCGAGCACGGGATGGGTCTTGACGTACAAGCCCATCTCGTCAACGAAATCCACGGAGCGCGGGTAGTGCTTCGTCATGTGCGCTTCCACCGCATCCCAGATTGCGTTCTGCTCCCGCTGCGCGTTGTCGCGCGCGGAGAGCTTTGCATCGACAAGCTGTGCGGCCTGAAGATTGGACTGGTCGCTAATCCCGTCCATCAGGGCCGTCAGATTCTCAGCGTCGAGGAGGCCACCCTCCTCGGCGATCTTCGCGAGCACCTTCGCGAGTTTCTCGCTCTTGACAGGAGCAGCGGCCAGCGAAGCCGTTGCGTCCGCAATCGCGGTCTGAGCCACCCCGGGGGTTGGGGCGGGTGATGTGGCGGGAGCAGCCGGTCTCGCACGGAGATCGTCCAGTTCCTTCTGGAGAGCCTCGGCGCGCGTGAATGCTGTCTTCGCCATGTTGACGACGTTGCCGACGCCCTTGACAAGCTCCTGCCGGGAGGTGTACTTCCCGGCGTACTTGCCATCCGGGCCACGAAGCGACTCCCAGTCGATCGTGTCCGGGGACGGGTCCGCAACTGCCTCACCCTTCGGAGCAGGAGCGGGTGTGGGGGTTGTCCCCTCCGCTGCCACCGCCTCGGGCTTTGGTGCGGCCTCCGGAGCCGGGTTGTCCGACTTCGGGGCCAATGCTGGGGGGTCACCGTGCTGCCACTTGTGATTCTCCATCACGTCGATGACTTCGGGACCCACGATGTTGTCTGCGATGCTCCGCAGGAGAGCCTGATCTGCCTCGGTGTTGCCGAAGGAACTCATGTTGTACCCTTTTGCCCTCGCGGGCGCCTGTTGGTGGTTGTCACGTCAACAGGGTTGGCACTACTTGTCGTAGCCTCCGGCGTTCTCTTTCTTCTGTTCCGAGATGCCGATCGCTATCGCCTGCGCGCGGGACCGAACCTGCGGTCCCTTCTTACTGCCGGAGTGCAGTTCTCCGTGCTTGAACTCGTGCATTGCACGAGCCACTTTGTCAACGCGGCCGGAGCCGACCTTGACTGGTGATCTACGATTGCTCATGTCAGTAGTCCTCCTCGGGACCGAGTTGCCCCGGTTCCGGGGGTTGGACCGTCATTCCTGACGGCCTCACAAGGCCCTGCTCGCGCATGGCTTGGTACTGCTCGTTCGGCGTCTGCTCCACCTGCGAGCGCATCATGCGTTCGGTGCGGGTCTCGGTGACCAGCTTCTCGAACAGTTCGAGGAGGCCATCGATCATCGCGATACCGCCGATGAGGAACTTGTAGGGGTACTGACGCTCGCGATCCTCGCTGGGATCGAGCAGCAGCTTGTTGAGTCGGTCACGCATCCGGCGCAGGTACGGCTCGAAGTGATCGCCGTAGGCCGGACTGTTGAGGACGAACTCGATGTGCCCGATCTCATGGTCGTCGAGAGTCGAGACATCGAGCACGTCTTTGAAGTCGATCATGGGTCAGCCTTTCTACGCGGCTCCCGCCATGGGAGGCAGCGTATGCTGGATGGCACCCGGGCCGCCCGTCCCCGGTGCGCTGGGGAGGTTGAGTGCGGCAGCACCGTTCTGGACGATCTGGCCGGAGGTCGGCACGTTCTGGAGCCCGCCCTGCCCGCCCGTCGCTTGGTTGATCATCCCCGAGAAGTTCGCGCCAGCCTTGCCGTCGAAGATTTCGTTGATGTTCGGGACCTCGAACGCGCGGAAGATCGAGCGCCAGAAGTTGGTGGCGTTGATCGCCCCGACGACCGACTGGCCGACCGGGGTACCGAGAGCGTTGAGGAGGCCCATCAGGTTCGTCTGCATCGTGGTCTTCGAGAGCGCCATCGAGGCACCGATCGCACGGGCAGAGTAGTTCATCATCATGTCCTCGTCGTTCATGATCTCGCGGGTGCCGTTGATCGGGTTGCCCGTCACCGGGTCAATCCGAGCGCCGTCCCCGAGAATCTTGATCTCGGCGGGGGTGTCGAGGAACTGCTTGTCCATCGCGACCATCATATTCGCGTGCGGTTCGAGAGACATCTCCTCGTAGATGCGTGCTTCGAGTCCGAGGCGGTTGCCCGCTGCTTCGCGGCGACCGATGAACTCACGAGCGGTCTGGCGGCCGTCACCGCCGAGGCCCTGAACGGCGTCGTCGATGATGCCCGTGCCCTGCTGCGCGTACTGGTTGACCATGGCGATGCGCTGGTCAGCGACCGTCAGGCCAGCGAGGTCCTTCTGCATCGCGGCGACCACCTGCGAGGGGTTGCCATCCACCGGGATGAAGCGGCCGGGGCGCGCGTAGAGGGACTTCGTGTTGAGGTTGGCCCCGCGATCGTAGAACCACATCGGATCGACCAGCAAGTCGGCCGAGTCGAGGGACTGGTTCAGGTAGCGGTTGCCGATGATCTGGAGCTTCTCGATGATCTCACCCTTGCCCGGCGCGTAGAAGTAGTGCGGGTCGGGGGTGGGAGCGAACGAGGTGAAGGGAATCTGCTTGTGCCAGAACGGATTCGGCTTGTTCCGGAGCATGTAGCGCCGGTTCGCGACCGTGATCACGCGCTTGAGATCGCCGTCCGGCGAAAGCTCGTGTGGGACCGCACCCCAGAACTCAAGGATTTCGATCGGGCGAGCGTACTTGTCCATCCAGCGGATCGACTCGTCGTCCATGCCAGCGCGCGTAGCGAAGCGCCGGATCATCGACTGCTGGTCCGCGATCTGGGAGTTGACTCCGCCCTCGCGGGCGATACGTCCCACCTCGGCAGCATCGTAGATGCCTGCCTTCGCCATGTACAGCACGTCGTCCCAGTCGAGGAAGAAGCGTCGAATCACCCACTTCATGTCCTTCAGCCGCTTGACGCCGGGCTGCGGGAAGAAGTCGAGGAGATCAACCTGCTCCGTGATGGGGCCGTCGTAGGTGATGACGTTGCCCTTCTTGATTGAACGGACCGTCTTGCCCGAGAGGGGCATCCGGTCGATCGACTCCATGATCTGGAACTCTTCCTTGCGGCACCAGCCGTGCTGCTGGATCGAGACGCCGTAGAGGTCGGCAGCGAGGATGTTGTCCACTTCCTTGAGGAAGGCATCATCGTCCTTCATCTGGGCAGCGATCAGCCCCTCCCACTTGCGGCAGACCGGCGAGTCGTCCGGCCCGTAGCCGACGAAGCCCATGATCGGGTAGGTCGAGAGGGAGGTTGCAGCCTTGCGCGCAGCATCCGACCAGATCGCGCTGTAGATGAGCGGGATATGCGCGTTGTTTTTATGAGGATGAAACCGTCCTGTCCACGTCCCACGCCACAGATCATAGAGCCGAGGAAACCGTTGACGTACCCCTGTGAAGTACGTCTCCGATAGTTTCATCCTGCTCACCACGACATCGATCATCTGCTGCCGATACGGTTCATCACCGATGGCGCGGACGATCTCAATACTGCCATGGGAAGTCAGCGGATCGTTCATCATCGGTTACTCCTTGAGAAGATAGGCGATCGCCCTCTTCAGTAGTTCGGTGCTGTCGCGGAACCCGCCGATAGCCTTGTTGCAGGCATGGCAGAGTAGGCCCCGGACTTTGCCGGTACCGTGGTCATGATCGACACAGAGTCGTGCTCCTGAAACTTCTGTCGCGCAGATGGCACACCGGCCACCCTGCTCCGCGAACATACGTTCGTAGTCCGCAAGAGTGAGCCCGTACCGCTTCAGGTACAGCGCCTGCGTCTGATTCACGCGGATGCTCCGGGCCTTCACCGCCTCACGGAACTGTTCGTTCGTCCGGTACCGCTCTCGTTGGTACTCACATCGATGCTCTTTCTGTCTCTGATACGCGGCCGGGTCGTACGTCATTTCGTGAACTCCAAGGGCAGCCAACCGTGCCCGTTCAAGTGGACGCCCCCGTGCTCGCAGATGAAAGCGTAGAGGTCGCGTGTGAGATGTACGTCGTCCAAGCAGTAGTTGTACAGGTCACCATAGCGACCCTCCGCAACCAGTTGCTCCGCGTGCGAGCCGTGCTCGATCTTGCCACGCCCGAGGTTCTTCCGGCAGAGCGTGTCCAGCTTGAGGTCGCCGACTGTCGTCTTGATCCCTCGCAGGGCGCAGCCTTTCGAGATCACAGCGAACAGATCGATGTGGTTCCGCAGTACGAGCGCGCGGCCGAGGACGCCCTCGATGCACGGAACGTCGAACGTGGCCCCCGTGTGGGTGACCACCATGTCCGCCGATTCGAGATGCCGGGCCGCCGTCGCGAGGGACTTGCGGGTGTCGTCGTATGCGTACGTCCAAGCGGTCCTGCTGTCGTAGAGGCAGAGGGCCGAGATGCCCCCCTCGCCGCGTCGGAGCCGTTCCCATCCTGCCTGAATGTCAGTGGGGCAGAGCGTCAGCGGACCCTTGCGGGTTTCGAGGTCAAAGTAAATGATGCGGGACATGGGGCGACCCTTTCTACGGGGTTAGATGAAATCCTTGGGGAACGGGACGAAGTGACGGACCTGTGGGACGAAACCTCGGTGTGCAGCGTTGTTCTCAGGATGGGACTCGACAGCATTGGGGCCGCCGATGTCTTCCCGGTTCAGGCCCTGCTGGTAGAAGCCAAGGTCGTAGCTGGTCGCACCCGTGCTCGCCTGCGTGAAGGTCACGCTGATGATGTGATCGATGCCGTTGTCGGGGAAGGTGTAGGTGAGGATTTCACCCATATCGACACCATCGATGATGACGTGGGACACTCGCTGGCCCTGTCCCGGAACGAACGTTACGGTGTGGATGTCCACTGTGGTGATCGTGCCGGAGCCGGTGACCGTGTGGAGCGTGCCACCACCGCCCGAGGCGTAACCCTGAGTCGAGGAGCCGGACATCGTGGCCGCCGCACCACCTGTATGCGAGAGGGCGGACTGCTCCGCCGAAGAGCCCGTCATCGTGACGGAGGCGGCACCGGCCTGCGGGTAGTCGGTGGAGAGGTTGGGTGTCTCAACGCTGACGTAGGTGACGCGCGCGGCGACGTTACCACCACCGAAAATCGATACGACTACGTGTTTGTCGTTCGGCGCAGAACTGACCCCATCGATGTCCGCGAGTGTGAACGTGAAGGAGTAGTCGGCGTAGGTATCACCGATCAGGTAGGTACCTGTGTTCAGATTGAGGTTACCGGTTGAGTACCGATCATAGACCCCAGATGCGGACTGGAGTGTGACGGTGATCTTGAAGGTGTTGGTACCGGTGATCCCCGCACTGGTCTTCCTCATGCGCCAGTGAATCGTCCAAGTGCCCGCCGGTTGAATACCCGTGGGCATGTCGATCGTGTACTCGATGGCACCTGTAGCAGCCGTCGTCTGGCGAATGTAAGAGGTGTCTTCGTCAGCGGTGTTCACACAGGTGTACGAGTGCGAACCATCACCACCTACGGGAGTCCACTCGAAGCCATACGAGGTGATGTCTGTATTGGGGACGTAGGTAGCGGAGGCCATGGTGTCTCCTTAGCCGACAGTGATGTCGATCGTGAAGGAGACCGTGTCACCGTTGAGAACTGCGATGCCCGTGAACACCTCGTGGTAGAGCATGTTCGTCATGGCCGCCTCCTTGAAGAGGCCGACCTCCGTGATCGTGCGGCCAGCGCCAGCCGTGATCGTCTTTGTCACGCGGTACTTGGTCGAGGACTGCACGGCGTTCACGCCAACCCACGCCGAGCCCGAGTTGAGATCGACGGGTGTCTGGAGGGCCGTGTCGGTGACGGCGGGCGTGGTCGTGCCCGTGCCCATCGCGACGTACTTCGCGGTATTGTCGGCCACCATCGACGCGGCGATGAGGCCCTTACCGACTGTGGTGACTACTGCGCCATTAGCCATTGTTGCTCCTGCGCCGGGTCTGCTGGTTCCAGAACCACAAGCGAATGCGGGCCACGAGGCGTTCGCCCCAATGACCACCTTTGACTACGCCGATCATGTACTGCTTGCCGTCACGGGTGACGGTCAGACTCAAGCGGGTCTCGTTCATGTGCTGCCTTTCTAGCTGGTGGGGTCGAAGGGCTCATCGAGGAAGCCATCATCGGGACCGTGCAGCGGCCCGTAATGCTCGTTGAACTCCTTCTGTGCATCGATCATCGCGTAGACCTCGTCGTTGGTGAGTGGGCGGTTGAAGGAGCGGAGCCCCTCGTCGCCCGGGTACCGAGGTGTATCACCCTCGTCGGTGTCGGCTGTGCGAACGTCAGGACGCCGCCAGATGCCTTGCGCGAAGCCGTCTGTCAGTGCGTCAGCGATGTCCTCGTGGGTTACAACGTCGATGCGGAGAATCTGGTTGAAGAGTTTGCGGACGACCGGCGGGATGATCCACTGGCCTGCCTTGTCCTTGTGCAGCAGGATGCGGACGTAGCCCTCGGCCCAGTTGCCCGTGCCGGTGCGGATGCGCGCCTTCTTGTCGGTGGTGCGGTTGAACTGAATGAAGTCTTCTTCACGGAGGCGAAGGCCAGAAGCGCGCACGATACCGAGCAATCGGTTCTTGTACGATCCAGCCTTCCCTCCCGGTTCCACCTCGTCCGTGAGGCACTTGACGCGAATCTGGCGTCGGCGCAGGTTGAGGAGGACCTTGATCAGTTCGTCGTTGAAGTCTTCTTCACGCCATTCGTTCGAGGCGCGCAGGAGATCGGTGTCGAGATAGAGGATGCCGTTGCGGCGGGCGTCATGCAGCCAGACGCCGATCGCGT